ATCTGTACTAAATATCCATTCAGAATAAGCATCTGCTGCGTTAGGACTATGAGCTAATCCCCACGGACCATTACTTGGACTACTGAAACTATCAGTAATTGTAACTGAAAATCCAGTATGTTTATAAATTTTATCAGTACCTTCTGTAATAGTATAGACATTTAAACCATCCCAGGTAATTCCAACAGCACCCGTTGATGGACTACTAAAACTTTCTAAAATAGTTGTACTAAATCCATAATGTCTATAAATATCAGCAGTAGTATAATCACTACTTAAAATATTTACTCCATCAAAAGCAACACCTACTGGTAAATCACTTGGACTACTAAAAGAATCTGAAATAGTATTACTAAATCCAGTATGTTTATAGATTTTATCAGTGGTATAATCTACATCATAAAGATTACCATTATAATAATCCATACCTCCAGGGTTATTAGATGGGCTACTAAAACTGTCTGAAATAGTAGTTGAAAAACCTGAATGCTTATAATTTTTTAAGGTATCTCTATCAGAACTATAAATATTAGTATCATCCCAAGCTAAACCCAAAGGAACACCAGATGGACTACTAAAACTATCTGCAATAGTAGAACTAAAACCTGTATGTTTATAAATTTTATCAGAATTAGTATCTGAACTAAATATATACTCTGTTTCTGGGGCAAATGAAGCCATTAAACCATAATTATTAGTATTTGGTCCATCAATTATTAAAGAAGTAGAAGCAGCTGGTGTTATTGCACTATTACTATCACCAATATTTTGAGTACCTGAACTTCCTCTAAGTGTTGTTCCAGCTCCTGCTGTAATAGCTGAGGTTGTATTTCTAAACCACCCTACTGTCCAACAGTTATCAGCTACTGTTGTTAATGTAACAGTCAATGGGTCAGTTCCACTACCAGTATTACTATTATCTGGTTGAGTTAATCGTTCTTGTTTTGCACCAGTATAAGAAGTTGCGAACACTAAATTATTAATACTTCCAGTATAACTAGCTACTATATCATTAGCACCAGTATGTGGAGCTACTAAATAATAAAAATATTGTCTTTCATTACTACCAGTTATAGTATTTATCCTTGTCATTGCAACACCATCATATGTAACTCCACTTGTTACATCAGTTGTTGCACCTAATGTTGAAATACCAACAAAGAGAATCCTATCTCCTCCAGTACAAGTATGAGACCAAGTCGTTGAAGATCCGGGCCAGCTATTTGATGATGATACTGCGTCGTATGCTATTGCCATATTATATTAACCCTTTTATTATTTATTTTCACAGAACCTATTGAACAAGGGCGACAAGGAAGGGGTTCACCAAAAACTCACCACATCTCCGCTAAGAGATTTTCCTTGCTCAATAAGTTGTGTAAAAATTGAACCCTTTACTTTTTAGTCTCAATAGAAGCTAATAAATCATTAATTCCTTTTATTTTACATGTTCTAATGTGATCACAATGTAAATCAAAGTCTATAAATAATTTAAATCCAGCATCTTGAAACTTTTGCCATACTCTGAAATCACAGGTTAAACTAAGTGTTCCATCTGGATAATACATAAATTCGTATGGTCTTTCAACCTTTTCAAATACTTTTCTTTTAATCATTACACAAGCACCACCAGTAGCATCTATTTCTTCTATTCCTTTACCATAATGTACTACATATTTTTTATCTTTATTATATCTAAGTGTTACTGGATATGGGAAATATACTCCCTTTTCTTCTTTCATTGAATAACATGTGGCACCTATAGCATCTTTATCTGCTTTAACTAATCTATCCATAGTTTCCATTGGAGGAATTATATCGTCATCAATCCACCAAAGATAATCAAAATCAGTTTCTAAAAATTGTTTAACAGTTGCATTTCTTGCATTGTCTAATGGAAACATACCTGTTGGTGTATGTAAATGCACTATATATCTTGGATCATGCGTCCAAGCTATTAAATTTTGAACTAAAGATGAAGCTAATTCGCCAGTACTAGAAGGGATTGCAATAAAAATCTTTTTTCTAACACCTGAATCTACATCATCTTTATACTTATTTCTTAATATATCTATTCTTGATTGTGCAAATTTCTTAGATTTAGGAGCATCATTATCAAACTCATCTCTAAACGATGCTGAACCATAGTGATATATAAAGGTATCTCTTGCTATACCTACCTTATATCCTGCTTTCCTAGCTCTTATACAGTAATCTGCATCATCTTGTCCACCTAAACCAAATCTTTCATCTAATCCGCCTATTTTATTAATTACTTCCTTTTTAATCATTACATTGAAAAATGTAAGATCATCTGTATATTGGAAATCAACACCTTTTTTATTATGATCTATATGTTGAAATCCCTCTACTTTATTAGTAACCGGACCAAGAACGCCTAATTCTTTATCTCTTTTAAAATGAGCAAGCATCTTTTCTGCCCAATTAGCAGTAAAGGATACATCATTATTAGATAATAGAATATAATCACCTTTTACCTTTTCTAAACCTTGATTAATAGCTTTGCACCAACCTACAGATTTTTCATTTCTTATAAGAGTATCGTTCTCTTGAATATACTTAGGTAATAAATCTGAAGTTTCTTTATCTGACCCATCATCAATTAATATTAATTGAAAATCATCAGTATAAGATTCTAAACTATCTAAACAAGTCTGCGTAATATCTTTTTGATTTTTAATTGGTATTATTACAGATAATTTTTCCATAATGTTATTGGATTGACAAATGTTACATCGTCTGAACAATGTAAATTAAAGATATTTCCTTTAATTCCTTTCCCATCAAAGTATTTTAATGCTGTTTGATGAGCAATACCTGTGAACCCTAATTTTTTTAATATTGTTTCTGTTTTAGCTAATGTTCTAAATCCAGGAGCTCTATATATATAATCTTTCGGTAGATATGATTTTAATACATCTAAAGACATTTTTATATATTTCTCTTGATCTTCTCTCCATCCTTCTTGTGGTTTTTCATGGTCATAACCATGAACACCAATTTCTACCCAATCTTTAACTGATTCATACCATTCTTTGAACTTTTTACTTTTAGAAATTAACTCCTTGTTTTTATTATTAGCTATAACAAAAGCTACGACTTTATGATTTGGATATTTTTGATGTAATTCTTCCATATATTTCCAATGCTTTAATGTACTTGGACATATATCATCTATTAGAAATGTTACATCGTCTCTTAGTTGTGTTTGAGAAATAACTACATCTTCTTTCTGTTCTTTATTTTCCTTTATAGTAGTCATTAATCCTCTTACCCAGGTTATTTCCCCCCAATAATCTAAATTACTAGAAATAGTATCCAATGATTCTATTTTAAAATTAGATTTTATATCTTGAGAATCCTTATAATAATTATTTTCATAATATTTAAAGGAATTTTCTACCCAATAACTCTTATGAGATGGGTCTTGGAATGCTCCTTGACCAATTGAAGCGTCTGGAACCTGGAAAATAAACTTTCCATTATGTTTTAAGACTCTCCATATCTCATTAATTATAAAATTCTTGTCTGATATATGTTCTAGAAAATCATATGCTCTAATTTCATCTGCATAATTATCATCAAAAGGTAATCCTTTTTCACAATCATGAACAATATCTACATCTTTAAATTTTATAATATCTACGCCAATATAATCTTTTGGCTTTTCCTTACCACAACCCAGATCTAGCTTAATAGATTTATTTTGTAAATTTTCCATTTTTATCTTTTTTCATATGTTCTTTAGCATAATGTTCACCAGTAGAACTATATAAAGTTAAGTTTTCTATTATATTACATTGTCTATCTCCATTTATATGATGAACAACTTCACTTGGTAATAATATTCTTCCAATGTGACTTTCCATGATTAATCTATGTTCACAAACATATCCATCTTTTATACAATTAGGATGAGTTGGACAATGAACATAAATATATCCATCTATTATTATTTTTCCACCTTTCCAATTTGGATTACCTTTTCCTTTATATTTTGTTTTTTGAGTATTATGCTTAATCATAAGTGAACCCCTTATTATATTAATTACTATTCAATGCTTCGTCTAAGTCTTCTTCAAACGACTTACTCTTAACTATTCCTGGTGTAGGATCATTACTATCTATTACCTTTTCATCTTCTACTGTTAATTTTTCTTTCTTAGCAACCTTAACTAAAATCTTTGTAACTGCTGCTTGGTCTGTAATTTTTTCAATCTGTGGTCCAGTCCATTTATTGCCTTTTTCTACTGTTTTTATCTTATCTACTTCTATAGCAGAATAAGTAAATCCACTTCTTTCATAACCATCAGCTTGCATAAAACCATCAAAATCGACATCAGCTACACCAATTATAATAAATTCATCTTTATTACCTCTTGGCTTAATATCACTTTCAACAACCTCATTTAATCCGCCTTCATAAATCGGACCATACTTAACTTTTTGTGGATCATAATGTGGAGTTGGATACTCATAACTTGTTTTTTCTGAAGTTTGAGTTCTTCTAATTTTCATTTTTATTAATTTCATCTTTTTTAATCTCCTTATTAATTAGTTTATTATTCGACCTTTATTCATTATTTTTTAATTCTTTTATTTTTTCTTCTGTCCAACCTGGAATAGGCATAAACTTTTCTATTAACCAACTTAATGGGTAAATTGCTTTATCCCATTTATTCCATAATTTATCTTTAACCTTTTGTTTTGTTGTTTTAACAGCTCTACCTCTCTGTTCGTATGGAAAACTGAAATCTCCGCCTTGTGTTCTAAACATATGAGAATACCAAGTATTATGATTGCATATTACTTTACCGCCTGATAACCATGTTTTAACTGCTACTTCTATTCCTTGATTACCCCAACTACCAAATTCTTCATCACATAACTTTAATTCCCAATACTTTTCCCTTGTAGCCATAAAACATGAACCTTGTAAACTCATTGTCTCTGTTAATCCTGTCTTTTTATCTGTTAAATAAGGTTCTCTGTGTTTATAATCTTCAAAGTATTGAAAATGTGGTTCTGGGTCAAAACAATAAGATGTACTTTGTGGATTATGTTTTCCTACCCACATCATTTTCTTTCTTATTTGAGTACCTCCACACTTATCACATTTGTCTGGGGTCGGTCCTTGATATTTCTTCCAATTACATTCCCTGCAATTCCAACTAAATGCCCATAAATTCCTCATAATAGGAACCATTGTCCAATTATCTTGCATACTTTCTATCATTTTCCTATCAAATCCTTTGTCAAATGAACAATGTGCATCTACTTTCATCACATATTTAGCTTTACTTAATTTAACTCCTATATTCGTTGCTGCTCTTTGCCCAATAGCTTCTGGTAAATAAAGTACTTTTACTCTTTTATCTTGAACTATTGCTGGGCTTGTCCATACTCCGTCTAATACTGCTATTATTTCGGTATTAGCCTCTATATTTTTTAAAATATCTTCTATTGTTTTGTATAAAAATTCTTCATTTCTGCTGGGAATAATAATACTAAGTGTTTTGTTTTTATTCATTATTTTTAAAATATTCAATCCAATATTCTCTATTATAATTTGTCTTTACATGACATCTTCTACAAAGAGTAATTAAATTATTTGGATTACAATTCTTCTTATCATAGTTAATATGATGAATTGATAATTTTACTTTATTTTCTAATTCTGTTTTTTTACATATTTGACATTTTCTTCTATCTCTATTTCGTATTACTTCTTTTAAATCTTCGTTAAATTCTAATCCATAAGGTTCAAATGAAATGCCATCTTTCCAATTCCAATGTTTTTCTTTTAATTTAGCTTGTCTCATTTTTTCTCTAACTTCTAATCTTTTAGCTGGATTCTTATCTCCTAATTTACCTTGCCTTATTTTCTCTTTAGTCTCTTCGGTCATTGGTTTTTCTTTGTAATGTTTTAATAATGATTGTCTATTTTTTTCTTTTGTCTGTTTTGATTGTTTTTTACCTAAATGAGCTAATCTATTTTTTTTTAAATGTTCTTTGGTTTGTTTATATCCTTTTTGAAATCCCCATCCATTTAACACTTTATGTTCTTTTTTAAACCAACTTTTATTTATCCCACTTTTTGGTATTCCCGTCGGCATAATTTTATAAATTGAATAATTCTTTTAAGTTCCATCCGTCAATTTTATCAAGAGTTTCTTCTCTAAAATTTGTTGGTTTATGTTTAAAACTATCTAATGTAACCTTTGGCTTTGAAAATGTTTTAGCATGTCTAATATCTACATTAGGATATTCTCCTCTTCTTTTAATATGTTCTTCATCTGTAACTCCTCCTCTTCTTCTCGTTTTAGTTCCTGGTTCATATCCGAACTTTCTAGCCCATCTTGGTTCTCTACTTCTTATCTTATCTAATCCCCATTTTTCTATTAAATGTAATCTTAATTTATAATGTTTTAATGCTAATTCCCTATTACAGCATAAGCTTGATAATGATGTTAATTCATCATAACTAATTGCTCTATCTTTAGGATATTCCCATCTCCAGTTATTTACATTATAATAGTATATATCGTCTTTTGGAGGGGTAAAATCAAAATGTGTTTTATGATAAAGAACATCATGTTCGCAAAAAAATACATATTTAGTACTTAGGTTCTCTAAGGCTGTGTATATTTGCAATGCCATTGTAGGGTAACTCCGTTCTCGCCCTTCTAAGACTATGTTTTTACCCAGATCTGTGGGTTGTAATGAACAGCTGACTATCGGTAAGTTACTTGCTTGAATGTATCTCTTAGCAATTTCTATTATCGGTCCATTTATTCTATTATCAGTGTAGTATATAATTCCTTTATCTTCCATGTTTTTTATCCTTGATCCACATCCAACTAGGATGTCTATCTTCTTTCATTATATGTAAATCTTTTATTTCAAATATCTTAGCACATGAATCTACTGCATATTTTACATGACAAGCTCTAATCCAATAAGGATTATGGCTATCTACAAAATAGTCATGTCCTGATATAATACCACCAACACGAACTTTTCTAGACCATTCAAATATATCTCTAGTAATATATGGTAATGAATGATTACCGTCTATATAAACAAAATCTAAACTTTCATCTGGTATATCTTCTAAAGCTTCTATTGATGTTTTCCTAATAATAGTACAATCATATGGAGCTAAAAGTCTCTTTGTATTTTCAAATAACATTTCATATTCTAATTCTTTTGGATGCTTTCTATAATTTCCATAAACTATCCAAGGATCTATTGCAAATACTTTTAATCCTGCTTTACAAAATTCTTCTGTAAACTCTCCTTTATATACTCCTATCTCTGCTCCTGTATTTAATCCATTATCTTTAAAAAACTTTGGTAATTCATTTCTAGATTTAATATTTTCTATTTGCATAATTCTGATAAATCTTTAAAATTACTAAATACTGATGTATGTGGATAAGCTACAGTATAATCATATCTATATTTATACTTATCAAATTGATTGGAATACTTATAATGCCAATCACTTCTTGGTTCAGTATCATGAACTACTACATAATCTGCATTATTAGCAATTCTTCCCATTTCTACATTTCTTCTTGGTCCAGGTGCATGATCTACAAATACCATTCCCCAATGTTGAGATTCTATATCTATTTTATCCCAACCTCCTAATGTTTCTACATTATGGACTCCATGAAATTCATTACGATAATTTCTAGCAGCTAAATAAAACATATTACTAGACTCATATGATTCGATATGTCTTTGGTTTTGACCATTACATATCCAATGAATAACTGCTGTAGAATTCATTCCTGTGCCTAATTCTAGTACTGGACCTTCTGATACATCTAATACTTTTATAATTACTGGTATATGAGATCCTTCACTTGCTTTTAAATGTCTTACATTTATTTTAAAATCTGCCATAATTTTTTTTAATTAAATATTTTATTTTTTAATTCTGTTATATTTCCCCAAGGAGCTAACTCTTTTATTTTACTATTATTATCAAATGTTGTTTTACAACTTACACCATCTCCTGTTTTAAATGAAATTACAGGATCTCCTGTCCATTCTCTTCTCTCTGGAAATATCTTTTCTACTAATATATTTTCCATCTTTCTAGGATATACTATCCATTCTTCAGGTAAAAGTGGTTCAAGTCTTTTAATCCAATATTCTCTATTACATATTTGAGCCCCTTCACAATAACCATGTTTTCTATAAAAGCCATGATGTCTTTTCCATACCATCCAAATATTTTTATAATTATATACCATATTTTCTTCTTCTGGTGTAAAATTGAAATATCCTTTAGGATAAAGACAATCAGCTTCAGCAGCAATTGCATATTTTGTCTTAGCTGCTTTTAATCCTACTAATAACTGTTTCCATTCACTGGTGTAACTAATAGGTTTCTCTCCTATACATATATTAGTTCCCAAATCTAATGGTTTTCTTGAAACAGATATAATTGGTATATCACCTGCTTTCTTTTTTAAATCATCTGTTATATTCTTTTCAAATACAGGATCTTCATTTGAAGCTGTATAATATATTATTGTTCTATCATTTAAATCCATGTTTATTAAATATTTTAATTAGTTTGTTAGGTATTAAGACTTTATTTAACTTATTAATGCCTTTTACATAAAAATCGTATTTATCGGGAGTTATATGAAAATGTACTGCCTTAATGGGTTTATCAGTAGTAGGATAACAAGTAGCAATATTCCATTTTTGAAAAGCATAAGTTGTATTTAATTTTGTAATCCTCTTACCAAGTGTATCTATATTATCATTTATTAACCTCATTATTGCAATTTCTTCCTCTGTCTTTGTTCTATCCATAAAACTTTTTAATTGTTCAAATATATCTTTAGTTGTTTCTCTGAAAAATATACTAGCTGAACATAACCTTGGCATTCTTCCATAATTAGTTAATCCCATTTCTATATCTAATTCTTCAAAAGGAACTAATTGAAAGCAATCAAAATCGTGATACCAATATAAACCTTTTTTAATTACTCCCTTATTGAATAAACTAAGGATTGTATAAATTTTAGTTGCGGGCCAGTGGTATTCACAATAATTATTATCTTCTACTATTATTGATTTAACTCCATTATATTCATATGGGAAATTAGTAGCTAATATAATATCTTCTACCTTCCATCCTAAGCTTAAACTATTATCTATTTGTATTTTAACTAGTTTTTTATGTTCTTCATTAAAATCTTTATCTGGACTTGTATAGGTTAATATTTGTTTCATATGTTCTGATTGCAATTTCTACATGGAATTGTACTAAAATCTAATTTATAATGTTGATATCTTAACCATCTTGAAGCAATCCATATTTCTGATAATGTCTGTTTATTAGCATCTCCTAATATTAATTTACCATCATAATCCATACAACAAGGAACTGCTTTTCCGTCCCATAGTATAGTAATAGCTCTTAATAAGGATATACAAGGTTTTCTTTCTCCTGTCTTTTCTATTTTATCGTGTTTATCTCCTCCCCAATTTTTAAATTCTCCATGAGTTACATATTTTCCCCATTTCTTTTTAAAGTCTTCAATTTCGTGTTGATTCTTTTCAACTCCTACCATTGAAACATATACTGGAAAAGGTGCTTTCTTAATTAAATCTTTAACATTTGCTTCAACTGTTTCAAAATTAGGACCTCTCATTATTTCTTTATGGGTTTCTTTAGTATTAGCATTAATACTACAACATACATAACGAATATTAGTATACTTAATTAATCTATCAACATCCATGAGCTCTGCATTTGTATAAATATATACTCTAGAATTCTGTTCTTTCATATAATCTAACCATTGCCATATTCTTGAAAATACAAATGGTTCGCCGTTTAAAAAGGGAACTATTTCTGGATTATTAAATACTTTACTTTCTTTTATTATTTTGTAAAATAACTTATCACTCATTTCACCCTTCTGTCTTGTCATATCACTTCTTGGACAAAATGTGCATTTAGCATTACATGCTGTTGAACTTTCAAATTGGATTTTCATAATTATTTAAATTTTCCACTATTAACTATCTCATTAAAATAATCTTCCCAAACATCTAACGAATATTTAAAGCATTGTTCATTGTTAGATGGATTTTCTGGTGTTCCGTTACTATGTGTTCTTGAGAAAGACCTGTGTTTATGGGCATGCCATGTATTCTTATTAACCATTAACTTACCTCCTGCTTTCCATGTTTTAAATACCATTTCATGTGAATCTTGATATAATGGTCCATATCCTTCGGTTTGTAATTCTACTATAACTTTTTCCCACCATGATTTCTTCATAAACCAACAACTACCTTGCATAGCCATTGTCTCTTGTATTGGTTGTGAATCGTCTCCTGGCTTTTCTACCCCTGAAAATTTACGACCATCTCCAGCTCTACCTATTCTTAATGCCATATAATCTACTGGCTTTAATTCTTTCATTATTTCCCATTTTTTTGCATCTAAGAAATATCTTCTAGGTGTTACTATCCAATTATCCTCTATTGTTTCTAAAATAACTCTATCATATCCCTTTGCAAAGATTTGATGTTCATCTACTCTCATTAAATATTCTCCTGTTGATATTCTAACTCCAGAATTAATAGCTTCTCTCATTCCAACATTTCCACCGAGATGAAGAATTTTAACTCTTGGGTCATTTATTATAGGTGTATCTGGCCAGTAACCATCTAAAACTGGTATAATTTCAATCTCTCCTTCTGCATTCTCAATTAAGGAGTCTATCGTTTTATGTAAAAGCGGATCTTTATATGATGGTATTACTATGCTTAATTTAGTCATAATTTATAAAATATTCAATCCAATAATCTCTATTGTAATTAGTCTTTACATGACAACTTCTACAAAGAGTTATTAAATTGTCTGGGTTTAAGTTTTTTTTATTATAATCTATGTGATGTATATCTAATACTTTATGAAAACCAGTTAATTCATCTTGATGTATTCCACATTCTTGACACATATACTTATCTCGTTTTCTAATACTATCTCTTAAATCATCTGTCCATTCTTGAGGATATAATTCAAAAGAAATTCCACCTTTCCAATTTGCATTTCCTTCTTTCGAGTGAGATCTACTCATCTTTTGTTTAGTTACTTCTGAATGTTTTCTACCTAATGCTTTCTGTCTTAATTTTTCTCTAACCTCTAATCTTTTTGCCGGATTTTTATCACCCAACATTCGTTGTTGTTCTTTTTCTCTATGTGCTTTTGTTTGTTTATATCCTTTTTTAGGCATATTATTACAACTTATAATTATTCCATACTTCTTGCCAATTATTCGGCCAATTTTTTACCGGCCAAAACTTCTCTATCAACCACTCGAATTTATGAATCATGTTAGGTTCTTTATTGTTTATCCAATGTTTTGATGACCAAGTACGGTTATCATGAGTATTTTTCTTATATTGTCTATAATATATTTTATTAATATAATGGTAATCTCGTTTACATAGATGAGCATACCAAGTTTTCTTATTAACTTTCATTGCTCCTCCTCCTAACCAATATTTCAATCCTATTTCTATATATTCTCCACCAAAACGACCATATGTATTTTGACTATCATCTAAATAACCGACATGTTTCATATAGTATTTTCTATTAACCAACCAACAACTAGCTTGCATTGTTAGTATATCATCTATTAGATCAACTCTACGAAAATGATGTGATTTACTATAATCTGATTGGGCAAACATGCCATATCCATATTTCGAATCTACTGGAAAATTGAGATAATGATAATCGATTACTGGTCTTGTATGATCTCTTGTAAAGGTAGGTTCATGTAATGAGTATTTTCTGGGTACTAATAACCAATTCTCTGCACAATTATCACACATAATTTTATCGAAACCTTTTTCAATGATACAATGAGAATCTATTTTTGCTACAAATTCTCCTTTGGCTACTTCTAATCCTGCATTAATAGCTCCTCGTGTTCCTCGGTTAATATCATATTGAACAACATTAACCCGAGGATCCTTTTTAATATCTTGACGATAACCATCTAAAACTGGTATGATTTCAACTTCTCCTGTACAGTTTTCAAGAAGAGAATCAATAGTTTTTTGAAGTAAAGGATCCTTATAAGTAGGTATTATTATAGATAACATACTACACAGACGGGCTAACACTAGGTGATATCGAAGGACTAATCGATATTGAGATTGAAGGACTAATCGATACTGAGATTGAACTAGATATTGAAGGACTGAATGATGCACTAGGTGAAGTACTTGGACTGACTGATGGGCTGATTGAAACTGATACTGAAGGACTGACTGATAGACTAATTGAACTAGATACTGAAGGACTGACTGATAGACTAATTGAACTAGATACTGATGGACTGATTGAACTAGATACTGATGGACTGATTGATGGACTCACTGAAGCACTTGGTGATTCAGATGGACTAATACTTACAGATACTGAAGGTGATACTGAAGTAGATATTGAAGGACTGATTGAAGGTGAAACACTAGGTTGTAATCCAGTCAATTCATACCAAGACATATTTATACTTCCTATTTGATTATCTGCTGTACCGGTTAATTTAACTTCGTATCTTGTATTTTGTTTTAAGATAATTTCATTTTCATTTCTAGTTATATCTGTACCAGCACCCACTACTTCTGTCCAAAGAATTGTTCCAGTTGCAGTAGCTGTTGCATCAGTTGTTACACTACCAACGGTTGAAGTTAATTCAGCAATAACAGTAGAAATATTTGCTGAATTTCTATCTCTATTTATTGCTGCTGTATTAACTGAACCACTACCACCAAACGTACCGTTCTCTGTCAAAACAAATGTTGCTGCTACCGTTGAAGTAGCTAAGAATGTTGCATGTAATCGATTATCATTATTTGGAGTTGTAAAAGTCATTATCAAAACTGTGTCTCGAATATCTGCACCACTCGTTCCTACATTATATGCATATCCTTGGTGACCTTGGTGATGAGAATAATCAATACCGATTAATGCTCTAGTTGTTCCATCTTGTCTTATTCGATGATAATTAGATCCATTCCATCCCCAGATTTGACTACGATTTACTTGTTCTCCATCTGAGTTTCCTGTTGCTTTAACCGGACCGGCTGCATCTGTATCCCAAACATAATTTAAAACTTTTTTTGTTCCTATGTTATTAGTATTTTCATGTTCAACTCGTTGTATTTCTCTTTCTGTTGCGGCAAATTGTGACATATTATTTTGTTAATGCGGCTTTTTTAAGATCTTTTATAATCATATTAAAAGCTGCATCAATGTTTTTATATTTTCTGAGATATTGTTTAAAAAGCATCCTAAATTTTTCAGGATCAAATTGTACATATATTCTATCGTCATCATATATTATTGCTATACGCATAGTGAAATTCCCTTTTACTTAATTTGTTCTTTTTTAACATTCCCGATCCGACCTTTATAATTTTTATTATTCATATTTCTACTCATAATCTTCCATTCCAGTAGAACTCATCATTTGATATTTTCGTCCCTGGACTCGTTGACCATAAAACCTTTTCATTCTAGAAATATTCTTTTCTAATTTAGATTCCATTTTTTCAGATTGATCATTCATTTCATATTTATCAAAATAATCCATAGCTGCACCATAGACTAAACCTCGTTGAAATGCCTCTGCTATATTTGGTGTATCTGTATCTGTTGTAAAACTAGTAATATCGTTGTCATTTGTATCCTGTCCAACGTTTTCTTCTACATACCATATTTTAACTCCAGCAGTTACACCCGTAATAGTTCCTGAATAAATGAATATACTTCTATCGCCTACGTCAACGTACGGTGTATCATTATCAAAATTGTCAACAATATCTGTTTCTGAAGCAATAGGTAATGCAGTTTCATTTGGATCGAAGAATGTTGCATTTTTCCAATTGGTCCCATCTAACTTTAATTGGACCTTTTTAATAGTCAATAACGCAGAAGGGAAAATGTATTCTCTTTGATTAGCTGCTAAATCGGCAGTTGCTGTTTCAAATTGAAAATCCCAACCATCCATTGCATCTTTAATTTCTGTAGTTAATAAATGTGCCCAACGGGTTGCGTTTGCAGACATGTCATCATCACTATACTCTGTAGTAGTTGTATTGGTCAAAAAATTAATTTGATCATGTATTATACTTAGTTGCATGTTTTTAACCCCTTGTAATTAGATATGTTATTAAACTTAAAAGTAAACCAAATAAACCAGTTATCAACCAACTTGGTCTTGAATTTAATTTTGCTTTTATTTCTGATACATCGTCTTTAATAATTTTAATTTCCCCTTTGATTTCAGTCTTAAAATGTTCAAAATGATTATTGCAAAATAAATCGAAAGTATCTTTTAAATTTTTAATCTGTACTTCTACCCGTGTTAATCTTTGGTAAAAATCTTGTGAATTATTTTCTTTTTTGTCATTCATATTTTTTAATCTAACATAGGAAGAATCTTCCATTTGTCAAAATATTTTTTTTCATTTATTGGATATAGTTTTGAAACTGCACTGACTTTGTCACAAGTAGCTCTAGAATAGTGTTCTACTTTACTTTCTTGAGAACATTTAAGTAAATATCCTTTACTTTTAGCTCTCATGTAAAAATCAGTATCTTCAAAGTTGGCTATACCGTAAGATTCATCAATACGACCTAATTCATTGAATAAATCTAATCGAATGATCCAGCAGAATCCTGCCAATCTTTCGAAGTAGTCATCATCTTCTTTATTTTTACTTAAAGGAAATGCAACTGCCACTTCTTTATCTTTTAAAATTTTAATTAAATCTTCTTTCCAATTCTTAAGTACCTTAACATCATTATCCATAAAACAAACATGTTCTCCATTTGCTAATTTAGCTCCTTGATTCCATGCCGATCCATTACCGTTATTTTCTGCATTTGCTACATATATATCTGATAACTTTTTAAATTTCTCTGTTTCTTCTGTTGGTTTATTATCGATTATAATAATTTCATAATCGTTCGTGTGTTTACGAATGCTCTTTAGACAGTCATAAGTTAGTTTCATTAACTTATTGTCCAGTATGTAAATTGGAATCACTATACTTAACATTTCTTTTTTTAAAAATAATTAATCCAATATTCTCTATTATAGTTTGTCTTTATATGACAACTTCTACAAAGAGTTATTAAATTTTTTGGATTTAAGTTTTTTTTATTATAATCAATATGATGAATATCTAATCTTTTATGGAAACCACGTAATTCATCTTGATGTATTCCACATTCTTGGCAGATATATTTATCTCTTTTTCTAATACCATCTTTTAAATCATCTGTCCAATCAATTCCATATAATTCAAATGAACTTCCATCATTCCAATTGATATTTTTATCACCCTTTTTAAATCCATTTTGACCTTTATAATTAGAAGTATCCTCAATTTTCCAACGTTTTCCAAACATAGGACAATCTTTTCCGAATTTTCCTTTCATATAATTATTATTACCTATTTTCTTTTAGTTATTTCTGAAAGTTTTCTTCCTTTTAGTTTTTGACTAATTTTGTTAGCTCGTTCTATTGAATTGTTAAATATTCCTTTAGGCATAATTTTCCTTTTTCCTTTTTCGTATTCGACGCTTCTTATGTTTATTCTTATGATTTTTCTTTTTTATTTTACCCATTTATTTGTTGTGATTTTTCACAATATCTACATAAACTAAAAGGTGGTTTTCTATTTAGTTTATTATACGATGTTTTTAATAAATTCCCTAACTTATGTTTTAAACTGTAATCCATACAACATAAATATACATCTCCATTTGGCATCATAACATTATTGTTATAATTTGTAGGACATTTAAGTATTCTATCCTTTTTCTTTACTTTAAATAAATTACCTGCTCTTGAAACTGGATCTTTAATAGAATTAGCAATGTGATAATATTCTTTGTAGAAACGTACACCTTCTGGAAAAATATTAGTTGTAGTAAATAATGCAACTTTATAATTTAACTTATCTACATGTTTCATCATTTTAATAGCATCTGGATTTTGATGTGGTTCACATATTCCTGAAAAGTGTATTGCTACATCTAATGGTACGTTTTTAATTACCCTTTTAAAAAGTTCTAATGTCAATATTGGAATTCCCTTATATGCCTTTTTTAATTTATCTTGTGGGCAATATTTACATTTATTTTTACATGGAACTGCAACCGTTATTTCGAGAGTTTGCATAATTTCATTATATCCTGTATTCTATTTACATATGTATGATATTTACGAGAATGTTCCAATCCTTTTATTCGTATTTCTTCTCGTTCTTCTGGATGTTCTAAATAATAATCTTTGAGTTTTATAAATTCTTCAACTGTATCAAAATATATTTTACCAACTCCATTTGGGTACAATTCTTCACAACCAGGAAATCGTTTACATAAACTAAATCCACCACAATTACCTATTACATAATATCTACTAGATGTATATTTGTTAGCATACCATACTGCAGAAATATCTAAACAAATTTTTGCTGAACCATATATTTTTGGCATATCTCTGTATATTGACGTTCTTGCATTTGGTTCTCTTTCATTAATAACTGTAACATTTGTTCTATTGGTTATTTCCTTTATCAAATTACCTCTAGGTTTTAATCCACCACTATCAGATATATTACCAACAAATACGATATCATTATCATATTTTAAATCGAATTGTATTTCATCGACTGGTGTTCCAGCTTGCCCTATGAAATGTGGTTCAATTCCTATATTCTTTTTCCAATGTTCTTTTTGAAAATCATTAGAAACAAACATATGATCGATATACTTTTTCAAATCTACAACTAATACATCACCAATATTCTCATCGGCATAATCTCCATACCAAAATGCAATTTTTCCATTTGTAACTTCTCTTATTTCTTTATAATAATTTTGGTAAAAAGCATTCGTTAATCCATATATCAATAAATCGGGTTGATAATTACGAACTTCATTAATTATTTGTTCCTTATTAAAATATCTTACATCGATTTCGTAATACTCAATATCTAGTTTTTCCATTGCCTGTCTTATACCACTCCAATGGGTACAATCTGGTTCACTTCGTTGTGCTGCTAATAGTGCTATTTTCATTATATATTAAAAAATTATTTAACTGGATTCATTCCAAAATTTATAATTCCACTTTCATTAATTTTTGCTACAACATTTGTCCAAGGTAAAAATCCATATTGACGACCGAATTGATCCCATTCTACTGCATTTATATCAAAATATTTAAAAGTTTCTTTTACGAACCATCTTCTATCCCAAGGATCTAATCCAAAAACTCTTTTATCATTACTCGGTACTTGACCTATTAACATTCCTTTATCGTTAATGACTCTATGAAATTCATTTAATATGAACCTAAAAGTTTCATTTTTTTCAAATTGTTCTAATACACCATTAGCTACTATTTCATCTATTGAATTATCCTTTTCCTTTATACCCACAGATATGTCATAATATTCATCTGCTGTAATTTTCTTTGATATATCAATGTTTTTATATCCTGTTCTATAATCTTTTCCGCATCCTATATTTAATTTAATCATTTTTTAAAATAATATTTATCGTTTTCATATTCATAAGGATAATCTTTATGTTTCTTACCACCACTTAGATATATGAAACTACAATTGGTTATTGATTGAACCTCTTCTCTTAATTTTTTATAAGGGCATATTACTGAAACTATTACATTATATCCTTGTTTTTCAAATTTTTTAGCTATTTTTGCTATTCTTAAATTATTCTCTCTTCGATCCTTTTTACTAAATCCCAACTTGGACATTCCACAACTTGACCACCAACTTCTCACCTCATCACCATCAAGTATAATAGTTCCGGAAATTCTCATTTGATTAGCTAATGTAGTTTTTCCTGAACCTGATTGTCCTGTAATCCATATAATCATAATTTTAAAATACGTAATTGAATTTATCTAAAACTTCTTTACCTATATTAAATAAAAATACTTTAGTATCTTCATTTAATTCATGTCTTCTACCTATGGACATCGGTATCTTAATTAATGAAGTAAAATCTTTTGGATCTTTCTTAATATTTAAAAAATCAAATAATTCTTTTACTGTTTTATCTTGATTAAAACATAATTCTTCAAGTTTAATTACATGATCTGCATCTTGTAATGCTTTCTTATAACTTTCTAACCAGGTAGATATTTTTCGTATTAATTTATCTTCACCCTTAACTAAATCTTTATAATATGTTCTTTCCCATTCGAAACCATTTAATATGTTATCAACACCATGACGAATTACTAAAATAAATTTAATATCTGGATTATCCTTTTTAATTTCTGGCATTACTAACATTGATTGTCCGTGTTTTATTGCATATGGTTCTTCTTCTTTTATTTTCAAATTACATTTTTTATTATACCAACAATCATCTATCCGTTCTAATATTGGCATATAATCTAAAGTATGTTTTCCGATATCTTCACCGATGTTATATCCTGCCTTTTCTAATATCATAGATATTACACGTGTTCCGCTACCGCTATATCCTCCAATAATTACTTTATTTTTCATAATTAAAGTAATTTAACATTTCTTTACCTTCCTCGTATACCCTATCTTTATCTATTTTTGGATCATATACTACATAACTTTCACCTTCAGGAAGTACTACCTCTGTGTGTCTTTTACCAATTGATTTTGGTTTAAGAACTACTTTAGCACATTTGCTTGGATCTCCTTTGATGTTTAGAAATTTAAACATTTTTTCTATTTCACAACTGGGATCCTCTACTAAATCTTCAAGTTTAATTATATAAAAATCATCAGGTGAAAACTTTTGGTCATGTACTGCTAATTTATAAGCAAAATTCCAAAACCTCATTCTACGTAACAATAAATCTCTTTCTTTTAAAATACTAGGCATTAATGTCGATCCTACGTCTCCTTCCATCGTATGGTCGTTCAGTATGTTATCCATTCCATGTCTTACTACTAAAATAAATTTTGATTTAGGGAATATTCTTTTTAAATAATTCCCAGCAAACATTAATGCTGGATACTTAATACTCCATCGTTTATGTTTTCCCCACCAACAACCGAATATCTTTTCAAGAGTCTCTTTCATGTCTAATTCTCCTATACCATGACCTAAAACAAGATTAGATTGAACACTTACGATGGGAAAATAATCAAGAGTTACTGGACATATTGGATCTCCTATAAAATATCCTGCTTCCTTTAATATCAATTGAATTACTCTTGTTCCAGATCCACAATATCCACCTACGAATATTTCGTTTGCTTTATTCATTTTCTAAAATACTGTTTAAAGTTTTAACTATATGTTTAGCATCCTCCATTGTCATATATGTATTTAGTGGAATATAAAGATATTTATCTTCAGCATTATTCATAACATCCAAATCTATAATTCGTTCACCACTAAATGCTGTAAATATATCATTTCTTAAATGTGCCATATTTGTTTCAATTCCTGCATTCAACAATTCTTTAGCAACTTTATCTCTATCATTAACAATAATTCCTGCTAACCAATATGATCCACCTGAAATAACGGAACAATTTAAATGTTTTTTATAATATTCTCCTATTTTTTTTCTATATTTTAACCATTTATCCGAATATTTTAATCCACTCAATGCAATTGAAGCAGCAATGTCATTCATTTGATATTTATATCCAGGTTCGTCAATATTCATTGTCATTTCTCGTTCTTTATATGGTTGCCAATTTGCTCTAGCTTTTGCCTCTCTATCAATACCAAACCATCTTAATTTTTTAGCTCGTATATAGTCATCTTTATTTTTAAGAATTAATATTCCTCCATCACCTGCAGTAAAATGTTTAATTGCTTGAAAAGAATAACATATATAATCTCCATGTTCTTCAGATACACCTAAACTTTGAGCAGCATCTACAATTACTGGTATATCCCTGGTTCTTGCTATTTTAAATAAATCTTTATCAATAGGTAAACCACCTAATGTTACCCCTATAATAGCTTTAGTTTTATCTGTAATCTTTTTATTAACATTTTCAGGATCTATAGTTAAATCATCTTTAATATCAGCAAAAACTATTTTGACTCCTTTTCTTAATAGCGGAATATTTGTAGCGGTACAAGTCAATATTGTTGTAATAACTTCATCTCCGGGTTTTAAATCTAAAAGATGAAAAGCTAATTCTAATGAAGATGAGCCTGAATTTGTCGATAAACAATATTTATAACCAAATTTCTTACCAAACTTCTTTTCTAATTCTTTTGTCAATGGTCCTTCTCCAACCCAACGATTACTCATATTAGCTGGAAATATTTTTTTAATTCTCTTTTGTATGTCTTTGCCATTGTAACTTGGCCAAAAAAACGGAATTAATTTTTTCATATTATTTAAGTGTACAAATAAATGTTTGTCCTCCTTGGTTATTTACTTCATCTGTCCATTCATCACAATGATCACGAATTACAGTAATGAATTCACTACTTGGATATCTGCAAACATCACCATAGTCTAGAAATTCATGTGCTAATTGTCCTCGTAATTTAATATAGACTCGTTGTCCTGGTGATAATTCTCTAAAAACGTTGTGTAATTTTTCTTGCCATTCATTTCTTGATTCATGAAATTCAACAACTAATTGCTGTTGAAATTTTGCATTTGGGATGTTCATTATGGGTTTAACTAATTTATCTGTACCATCTACTTTAACGATTTCAGGATTTGTCATAGCATCCTTTAATACACCTTCTAATTCCGGATCTTTAGTTTCTAATTCCGGTTCTGGTTCTGGTATTGCTGGTTCTTTCATGTTATCTTGTTTTTTATTTAACGTTTTGTTAACTAAGTTTATTTGTTCATCTGTTATTTTTTCTTCTTCATCTGGATCTACTAACTCACCTTCCACCTTTCCTTCTGGTTCTAAATTATCCTTATTAGATTGTTGTGTTGATGAGTTTACACTTGTTGATACTTCTTCTGTTTTTAGTTTATTTACTTCATCTATTGGAATAGCATTCTTTATGATCTCCTTCTTTTCTTTATCAGGAATTTTTTCACCTCGCTCTAAAGCTTCTTTTCTAGCTTTACAAAATCTTTGATGAACTACTAAATTTTTATATTCTCCTCCACAAAATTCGCATACTGACATATTTGTTACCTTCCAATATGTGGTTTATAAGCCACATAAATTAATTGTTTTGATTGAAAATCTATTATTGTTCCTCTTTTTTCGATTAATTTTTTAAATTCCACTGTGACATATTCTAAACTAAAATTTATTTGTATTCTCCATTCTTTAAAATATTCTTTAAATTTATTAACCCACCATTCTTGAGTATACATACCTATATGTCCTTTATCCATTCCTTCTAGTTCACTGGTATCTCCGATATCGTTTTTATATGCAGTAGAAATTTCATACACTACATATTTATTCGATAAATTGAAACTTTGTTCAAGACATCTATTAATTCTATTTATATCAAGATGTTCCATTACGTCTCTAGAAAAAACTAAATCGTATTTTTCATTATATGGAAAATCTAGAACATCACCTATTTTTATATTTTCAATGTTATCTCTGTTTATAATATATTCTGATATGTCAAATCCATTTGCTTTTTTACCAACATTATTAAATTTTCTTACTAAATATCCACTGGCGCATCCTATATCTAAAAAACTATCAAATTTGAAATCGTTTATAAGCCAATCGAATGTTTCTTTGATATCTGGAAATTCTTTGAAGTTACCACCAAATTGACTATTATTTCCATCAAAATAATCTTTATTATAAATATTACTAAATTCTTTATTACGTTCCATTTACTTTACTTCTACATTACTTTTACCAAATGCCTTTCTTTCATCACCCCAAGCACCACATTCTTTACATACAAATCTACGATATTTATTAACTCGTGTTCGATGACATCCTTTCCATATAATGTTTCTACTTCCACAAATAGGATTCACGCATCTTGCACCTTCTAAGAACATTGACATATTAAGAGAATAATTTTTAACAAAGGGCATTAATCTTTCAAATACAAATTCAAGAATAATTATATCTTGTTTATTATATTTAACCATTTGTTTAATGGCTTTTACACTACCTTTAAAACAATCTAACCACAATCCCTTTGGATTATCTAATTTATGTTGTCCACCTAAAAATTGTGCTAAATAGTCAAGTTTATTACTATTAAATCTAAAATATTTACTTGCTATACTTTTTGTATCAAAACTAACTATTTTTTGTAACGGTTTAAGTTTGTGTTTAATTAATCTGGCATTAAACATTTTTGTATCAAACATATTTCCGTAATGTGCAACCTGAGCATCTGCTTCATTCATGACCTCTCTAAATGTTTTTAATACATAATAATCGTCATGTATATTTTTTTTAAATCGTTGTTTGTCATCTAAAATAGATATCGAATGCACTTTCTTTTCACCATACCATTTGTACGATATACAATATAAATGTCTTTCTTGAAATATATTTTGAAAAGGTATATATTGCTCGGATAGATCGAACACTCCTACTAAATTGTAAGATGATTCTATATCCCATAATAAAATTCTAGGTCTTCGATTGTCTTTATTCAAATTATTAACCCCTTAAATAATTTTTTACATATTTCATTATTTTATAACCATCAGATGTTATACCATTTAATCTAATTGGAATAACATTAACAATTACTAATATTACGTTTACCCAAATAATTATATAAAAAATACGAAACTCTTGTACCATAACGAATAATACTGCTAGAAAAACGAGTGTTAAATTTGCAAGAATTCCAGCAATGCTGACTAACAATAGATCATTATTATTCAATAATCTAATTGGTACTTTTCTAAATCCAGATAATGTTAAATGTTTAAATGGATTGAAACTACTTCTACCTTGGTGTTTAGCTGTGTTATCACCCAAATAACTGGCAATTTCTGAATGTCCTATTTCATGGAAAACACACGATGCTATATATACTAATATTATTTGTAAGATTAATATAAACATATTATTTTACTCCAGAACATTTACATTTTTTTAATTCATTATAGATTGGACAAGGACAAGGTAATTTTAAATTGCATAAACAATGACCTAGTTTCTTTGCCTCCTTTTGAGCCAATCTTACTTCTTTAGGAATTCGTTGTGCCATTGTAGTGCAACCTTATCCCAAGAAAATGTTTTCTTAGCCCAAGGTATCATCTTTTCTCTAATTTCTTCTTGTTTCCATTGATTCTTTAATAGATATACTACAGAATCTACCCATTGTTTCTGTGCACGTTTGTTTTTGTATATATCTTTAAAATCTAATTTAACTCCATGTTGTACCGTTTCATTTAATGCAGCAACTGTAGTAGTAACTGGAATTGCTCCAGCTGCTTGTGCTTTCATACCGGTAATACAACTGATTTCTGTAAATTCACTTGGATATGCCCAAATGGATGATTCTAAATATTTCTTAGCAATTTCTTCATGTGTAATTCTTCCATGATCTTTAACTCCATCTTGTTCTTGCATTTTAAGTATATTTTTCTTCCATTCTTGTTGAACTGGATCGTCTGCATAAACTGAATCCCAGGTTTGCCATCCATAATAAATATCCAATGTTGCTTGAGGTATTCTCTTTTTGATTTGTGGAAATAATTTTAATAATACTTCCAATCCTCTATCTTGAGCAGAGGTATAAATTAATTTATAAGGATCTCGTTTGACTTTAGCAAACATTTGTTCCGGTCCATGTACTCCACACTGTTCACATTTATAAATTGAAACAGGTTTGTTGTCACTAATTTCAGTATCAATATTGAGAGTCGTATTACTACAATTAGGACATTTTAAATTTTCAAATTGCTTTGTATCAATTCCATTTGCAGATACCATAAACTTTTCATTCGGAATATCTGGATATAATTTTCTATGCCATTGTGATAATGGTAATATCTTAGTTATGTTGTTGAGTCTTTTATTTGTAAATTCATTCTGAAGAATCGTATCATGTAACCATGTATATGTTTTATCTGCATTTACATGTGCATTATATAGTATAGGTGTTCTCCAAGCTATTACAATATCGTTAGTGTCTCTGTAATTAAATGACCAATGAGGTTTCCACCATACTTTACCATACTTTTTATCTTCATGACCACCGTTATTATATACTGTCACATTCCAACCAAGATCTGCTAATCTAGGTGCTATATTGAGTACTGCTTCTTCTGATCCACCAAATCCACTTGTTTTTGCTAATTCAGGATTCCAAGGTTCGGAAGTTTCAAAACAATAAATAATTAAATCTCTACCAGTTGATTCTTTTTTAATAAAATGAATATTTCTAATATAGACAATTTTTGGATGTGATTTAAGTTTTTCTGGTACCTTATCTAACAATTCTTTAATCTTTTCCTTTGTTTTAGCTTTTTCAATTTTATTACATATGTCATCAACGATATCTAATTTATCACATGCTTTTTTAATTTCCTTAGAATAATCTTGTAATCTTTTATGCTTAGGAAACATTTGTATTAAACCTTTTTGTTTTTTTGTACCATTTAATACCTTGTAAGCTTCATGAGGTTGATTAAGTTGGTAATAAATTTTAGCTAATAACATTAAAGGATTAAAGTCATAATCTCTTGGATTCCATACAACTGTTACATTTTCTGGAGGATTCTTAGTTAACCCAGTTAATATCATTTCCTTTGAATGTTTAAACTGCTGAGTATTGAAAAAACTTTGTGCCAAATTATAATATGCATCTGGGTACCAAGGTCTAATCCTTAAAGCTTCTAAAGCAGATTCTATAGCCTTTTCGTAATCATTTGTTTTTTGAAAAATATCTGCTATTCTAAGCCATGCAAGTTGGGTTTCTTCTTCCGAAGCTGACATTTGAATAAATTGAAAAAATGTTTCAATAGCTTCTTTAAACGAACCTGACATATATGAGGAGTTAGCATGATTTAACCAATTTCTAGGTTCTTTATCATCTATATCTAATGCCTTTTTAGTAATTTTATAATTTCTTTCAATTGCTATATCCACACGTTGGTGATTAGTTAAATGAAGTACTTGAATATCTTTGCATAAAAAGTTTGCAATCTTTCTAGTTTCTATTAAATCTTCATGTAGCATTCCCATCCATGTGAATGAACCATTGTTTCTAAGTATACGAATTTTGTTATGTCTTACATTACATTCACCATATTCATCAAAATCATATAAATAAGGTAAAATTATACCATCTACATTATCGTCTAACTTATTGATTGCATTTTTAATGTACTTAGATCCTTTAACTATATCATCTGCATCTAACCACATTATAAAATCGAATTCCTCTGTTACTTGTGAAAAGTTAAAGTTTCTAGCTGCTGCAAAATCATCTATCCATTTGAAATATGAAATCTTAGCTTTAGCTTGTTCTGCAACTAATTTAACTTTTTCACCAGCTGGATCGTTATGTTTACAAGTTATTGTAATAAATATGTCGTCAAATTTTTTATGTAAACCCTCTGTTGTAAGTAATCTATTTAATACATCAGATTCTGCATCAGAAGGTTTTACTATCATACATAATGCTATTTTATTCATAAGTGTGAACTCTTATTAATTTATATTTTTTCTGCTACACAAAATTCTGGAAACTTTTTTGCAAACCATCTTGATTCTTTAGTTGTTTCTGGAAATGGTTGTCCAAGAAACCTAACAAAATAATCGTACAAATCTACTGGTAATTTAAATAGTAATCTAAATTCACCATCTGGACTTGAAGCATATTTATTTGCTTGAAGTGTTCTCAATTTTAAAATATATTTACAATGTTCTAAATATTTTAAATTGTAATGTGCTCTATACGTAGTCATGCTATCTACTATAAATATTTTTCTACCTCTTAACGATATATCTGCCTTTACCTTCTTATCTTCTGCAACTCGTTGTTGCAGTTTGTTAAATAGTTCCTTTCCCATTTTCAATTTGTTTTCTTCAAATTCTTTCAACTGAGAAGAACTCATATTCTTTTTTAATGCTTCTATATCCATAATGAACCCCCAATCTTACTTTCAAGCTACGTTGGAAAAATTAGCTTGAATAAAATTTCCAACGAGTAAGTTTTAACTTAATGAGCCTCGCTCAGCAAATAACTAGTTTATCCAATGTTATAACCGTCTTGATAAACATGACCTAATTGGTTTCTGACTTCAAGAGTCATCTTACCAACAATAGCTCGCTTGTCGTAATCACCACTTCGTGCCAAACCACTATCAATAAATGGTTTTTGAAGATAAGCAATTTTTAGTTTATCAGGTCGTAACAATAGAACTCTACCTGTTGCATCACCAGATTGGTTTAGGTATCTATGGTTATGCACCATAATATCACCAAATGATGTAGCATATGTTGTTGTAGCATTCTTGATCTTATCAACTGAGTCTGAGTAGACTGTAGTTTGGTTCTTTTGTGTAAATGTATCCATAACATTTCTCAAATATGAACCTAAGAATAGATCAGTAGCTACATCACCATTGCTGTCATCATAACTATCTTGCATCATAGCAGATAGAATAGTGGCTGCAAAAGCAGTACCAGAGGATTGTGCTGAATAAGTTTCGGCTCGACTAATAGCTTCTAGAATACCTGACATCTTTGGAGATGTACCAGATTTACCAGAAGTAATACTTGATCGAACTAAATCGAATTCTGCAGCATTTCCCCAATCCATCAAAGCTTTAGTAGTTTGTCTACCTAATTCATTTTCACCTGTGTGCTTTTGAATTTGTTGCTGTGACTTTGTAACTGCAAAAGGTATAGCAATAATTTCAACAACGTTGTTCAATCGAGAAGGAGTAGATTTAGCACCCATTGTATAATCTCCACCTTCGTCAACTGCTGCAGAAGCTGCAGTTCGAAGAGTGTCAGTTAATGTAATGTGTACCATATCCTTGGCTGCAGTCTTACCTAAGTTGTTAAGGAAATAAGATTCCCTAGCTGTTAAGATTTCAATTAATCCAAGTACATCTTCTTTTCTTGAAACATCGCCGTAAGTACGAAGTTCTTCATCTGTTTCTAGAATAAAATAACTAAATATTTTCTTAAACATGAATTTCGTTCGGTTGGCTATTAAGGTACTATATTTTCTGGTCTTCAAGTTTGATTCCTAATGCTTCTTCAACAAGACGTTGCTTTGCGCTATCTACATCTCGTTTTTTACCACCTCGTTCTGTGGATTTTAGATCTCTAACTAAACCAGTAAGTTTATCACCTTTGGTTGGAGCCAACCTACTTTTACTGTGAACCCCAACGCCTTTGTCATTGGCTTTAACTTCATCTAATTCTTTTTTACCGTTTAATAACGATTCTAATTCTGAACCCTTGTATATTTCACCAGGGGTTTGACCAGCTTTTTCAGCTTGAAGTATAATAACATCAAACATCGATTCAGCTTCTGGAAACTCTTTAAGAAATTTTCCTTTTGTCAATTCTTTTTCGAGTACATCTAATCTTAATGCATTCTCATCGTCGGTTTTATCCGATTTTTTTTGAGTAGCTTTTGTTTTGTCTGCCTTGATTTTATCAGCAGATTTAGAAGCATCAGATATTAATTTATCATAATCGTCTGCCTTCTTTTTAAGCTCCTCAGGATTCGAACCAACAAATGAGGATAAGTTCTTATAGTGTTTTTCAAATTCTTCAACGGATTTGAAATCACGTCCAGCTAACTTATTCAATGCGGTCAACTGTTCATTGTCATCATTAGTACCTTCATCACTAGTAGTGGAGTCATTCGTATCAGTAGTTGCTACTTTGTCATCATTGGTTTCATCATCAACCGAAGTTGGATCTCCACCAATAAGTTTTTTAGCAGCATCTTCTATTTCTTGTTCTAATTCTTTATCTCCCGAATCAGATGCAGTTGTAACATCTTTCCCTTCTTCAGAACTAACGTCCTGCTCTGAAGGGTCGGTTAAAGGTTTGTCTATTTCACCCATATTTTTTTGTTAAGCGTTTAATTGTTTTTTTTCATTCCTCGGTTTCGACCTTTATTAATATTCCGAGAGGTTTGATTTATCATCGATTCTTTTGATTATTTCATTTTCAGAAATATCCAAAGCAGAAAATTCACTAAAATCCTCTACTCCAAATATTTCATTAATCCAAGATTCTATTATTTCTATTGCAATCTTATTTGCCAATTGACGTTGACCTATTTCAGATACGTTTTTAGTTATATCGATATCTCTTACAGTATCTAAGTTATATACTTTCAATACTAACTTCTTTAATGCAGTCTTAAATCCCTCGTTTCTCAACAGTTCTTTAATCTCATTTTTATGTAAATTTTCTGGTTCCATTTATTAGTATTCTTTCTTTTTACTTTTAGGATTTCTTCCTATTGCTTTAACCTTTTTAACTTCGAATCTAACTTCTCCACCTTGTTTATCTATTTTAATAGAAGTTTGTTCTACTCCAATTAATAGAATATACTTTTCTCCAACTTCCCATTTTTTAGCTTCGGGAATATCTTTTAATTTTAATCTAAAAGCTGGATAATATTCTGACTTAGAAGGTATACTATCCTCATATGGAGTATCAGGAGTGATTGGTTTCATTGTTGTATCTTTTGGCATATTTTTTATCCTTATTATTTATTAATTATAATGATGGTGTAGCAGATTTACCAGATCCTTCTAATGTATTTGCTTGTGCTGCACTTTCTGTTGCAGCAGCTTTAGGTAAACCACGTCCACTTAAATTAGCACCTTTGCCTAATGCTTCTTGCATTGTAGGTAATCCTGAAGATGCAGGACTAGCTACTGGTTCTGAAGCTTCTGAACTTCTAATAAATCTTTCACCTGATAATCCCATTAGGTCAAACATTTCTCTCATAACTAAGTCTGTGTCTATATTTAATCCAGATATTTGAGAGTATGTGAATAATAAATCATTAAGTTGTTTAGCCAATACTGCTTTGTTCACAGTTTCACCTGTAACGTAAATGTCTATCTTATCTAATATTGCTTTAGGATTAAATAATGATTTTTTAATTTTAACAAATCTATCTTTACCCAATTTTCTAAGTTTGACCATAGCCTTGTTTCTCATTGCTTCTATGTCTAGTTTGTTTGGGTAATAACCATTACGTTTATGATATTCTACTATTTCATAATTTATAGTATCATTAACTTGTGCAGAATCTAAATCTTCTAATAGTTTTGGATCTCCAGTTATTCTAATTATTTCCTTTTCATTTAAACCATCTAATATTGTAGGTAAGAATAATGTTTCCATAAACTGACTAATACTGAATCCAAGTTCTTCTTGTTGTAGAGAGAATCCCGTTTGCATACCTTTTTCTTGCAACACTGCAGTAGTGGCAGGTTGAGAAGCAGGTAATTGTTCACCTCTTCCAACTTCCCAGGCTCCAGTCATTCTTTGAGCCCATTGATATGCTTGGTTTTCATCTTGGTATGATGATGGTTTCATGTCTGAAGTTCCTAATTCTGAAATATCCTTTCCAATTCCTGAAACCTGAATTGCACCACCGGCATGAAGTTGGTTTAACATTGATTGAGTAATACCAGAACCTTTTCTAATTTGGAATAATCCAAGTTGTTTGATTCTATTTGTATTTACCCGAATGTTAAATACTTCATTCATATAAGCTTGAAGGTCGAATAGGTCTTCACCTATTCCCAATCCTAACCATCGTCCATCATACATCTTAGTTCTAAATTCTACATATGGTCTTTGACCTGTTTTATTTTCTGCTATCAAATGAACTGTTGGACCGTGATTAAGGTTTGAAACTATAATGACACCTTCTACATATGTATCTTTATCTTTCTCATTTCCTGTAATAAAAGACCGAGGCATTGTTCCCCAACGTTCTGTAATTTCTACATGCGGTACTTCTGTAGAAACGATGGGTATGTCCTCGGTTCTTGCTATTGATGTTTGTCCTATTATATGTTCTAAATTTTCCCATGGATATTGTTTGGCTTCATCTACTGTTAAATAATTAACTTCTATATTACTAACTGATTCGTATAAAAATGTTGCTGTAGGATCTGTATAAAAATTTAAGTTTTCCGGAATGGTTATACTGGACTTCCCTCCTACACTCATTTGTTTCAATATTGCAACTCCTTCAACTGCACATTTTCTAATCATCCGATTTAGTATCTGACCAAATCGTATTTCATCTAATTTCGATTTAAGTATCATTCCAGCAATACCAGCAATCACATATGAATCTGGAGTTTTAGCTTTTACTTGAATATTCTTAGTATCGATATCTATATTCTTAACGGTGGTTTCCACCATGTCTCTTGTCAAAGGTATGTAAAGTTTTTTCCGCCCTGTAACTGGATCAAAGGGTTGATCGTAAATATTAAAATAATTCTTTCTGGCTTTCTTAATAATATTTCGTGTATTAAAGGAAATATCTTCAGTCAATCTAACTTCACCTTCTCTCCAGGCGTTCTTTTCATTTTGTATTAAATTGATAGCTTGCAATTCTATTGTTGACGGTGTGTAACTCATTTATTTTTGCCCCTTAGTAATCTATAATTGGATACGTAATTATTTCTGTGTCTGGAGCTCCATCTGGAACTTCATTTAATTCATAAACTGCTAGAGCTAAGGAGTTAACACAATCATCGTGTGCTCCCTCTGGTGCAGAATATTTGGTGTTTCCCTCTTTTGATATATGGTATCCAAAACTATTTAATTCATCTATTAATATTTCATCATCTTGATATCTGATTCTTTTATGTTCTATAAAACTTGAAAGTTTAAGTATTAACTTATTCTTCATTTGGTTAGAGTATTTAAATTCATTGACTGAAAGTCCTGCATTCATTAATTCTTCAGCGATTGGGTCACCCACTCCAGTTGCATCAACATTTACTAATGCATCATTGTATTTTTTAGAAGCATCTATGATTCTTCTAATTTGTAATGGCCATCCTATCCCTTGAAATCTATCCCAATATACTACATGGTGATTAGATCTGTCTATAATCGTAATTACTGTAAAGTCATGATATTTACCAAGGTCGACTCCCATAACATAACTGTGTCCACCTTCTGGTTCCATTAGTTTAGAGGTTGCAATTAATTCTACACCTCTGAAGACTGATGCTGCATCTGATAGAAACCAAGCTTTGTATTCTTGATCAAATACTGCTTTAGGTAAAGTGTTCTTAGCTTCATCCCATTGTTTATTTAAATTAGGAATTGTTGGATTATCCTTTGATGTGTATTGAAATCGTGTATATTCAGGGTCGTCCTTATTTCCTTTATTGTATAACTTATAAAACCAATTTCTTCCCTTTGGTGTGCTTATAAAAAGTGCATTTCCTTGCCGGTTCATTAATGTAGGGTATAGGTACATTTCCCACACTACAGGACTCATTGCAGAAGCTTCATCAATAATACATAAATCTAACTCTTCTCCCATCAATGATAGAACGTTTTCTGTAGACTTACCTTCTAATATACTTCCAGTAAAGCTTTCAATCCTAGGCATTGGAGCCTGAGTTATTTTAAAAGACTTCTCTGGAAAATATCTAGTAACCCATCTGGTAATATAACTAAAGGTTTTCTTTGTCAACTCATAGTTGGGAGCGACTACCCATATTTTCTTGTTTGAAGTGAGCAGCTCTCTGAGAGCAATGTAACCGCATAGATTAGATTTACCGAATCGTCTTCCTGCAGCAATAACCGTGTACCGGCTCATACCGTTCAATATTTCTTGTTGAGCAGCATGAGGAGTATACTTTATTCGTTGTTGCAACCCTTGATCACTTATAATTCTCATTTGTTTTTAAAGCCTAATATTTTATGTATCCTTCTCATAGATGTCTGTTTCCCTAAAAAGCAATAGAACTTGACCCAATTAATACTTAAAATCCTATTTTCGTCATCTCTAGTTTTGCATATGTCATAATACCAGCAACGTTCGTTACATTCACCAGTATAAGATGGTGGGTATTTCTTATCTTTAAAGTTATGTGGTCTACAATCCATAAAAAAAATCTAGCCGTGAAAGCTAGATCTTAGATCGAACCTCCACATGTAATTCTACATTTCAAAACGACAGTGCGACTATGAGTCACCTGCAATCTGAGGTTTGATAGATATAAGTTTATTTAACTAATATCATTATACCATACGGTGGAGAACTGTAAAATTTCCCTATAAAACGATGCCCTTAGTTCTATACTCCCTGCAGTCAATACGTACCCAACCTTCAGAATGTACAACTAGAAACAATTTAATTTTTAAGTTTATGACTTTTGTTAAAAATAACGTCTTTTTACGTTAAAAAACCTAGTTTTATCGTATTATTTAAAAGTATGATACCAATAACCTTTACATTATCTTATTGTGTATCATAGTATATGTCTCAAACTGGTTCGACTGAGAAGGGGACCAAATATGAAGGTGGCACTTCGATGGGAGGGGTAAGGTTGGTGAGTGTGCAGACACATACAGTTAAGATCTGATCATCGATTTATCGTTTTCTTAGTATCCTATCAGACCGATGGACGAATCACTCTCCTCCCACTCTCAGTCCGTATAACTAGTGGTTTACAAATGTATCGGAATATATTATATTTAAATTAATCAATTAATAAGCGTAAATCGTTGGTACGTTAACAATCAAATGAATAACATTATCTTAACCAAGGAACAGTCCCATTACCTCGAAGATATATTATATAAGGAAATGGAAGGAAATCGAAAAGAAATTGCTACCTGGAATAGATTAAATAAAGATAAGTCTATCCAAGAAGGTGCTATAGCACACTATAATGATAATATCCAGGACATTAAGGACCTAATCAATATATTACTCAATGCTAGACCTTATAACCCTAACGATTAATTGTTCTTAGATAATTTCAACCACCAACGAGGTTGGAATTATCAATAGAGAAATTAAATAACTAAAGTAGTTCCGGTACTTTCACAATCAAATGAAATTAAACAAAAATGATAATAGGTTTATCGCCCGAACAATTACTGATATCGTAGAAAACGTTTCAGAGCATTGTGGCAACGAATATCCTGATGTTATCAACACACCAGAAAAGAAATGGGACGAAATATACGCTACAATATTAAAGAAGATTGGAAAAGAATTAGTTGATGATAGCAAACTTCACCCTAATTTTCACTAAGTAGTTTTCTCCTTTAGTTCTTAATACCCGGAATATTAAGGACTAAGATGAGTAAATTAAATAAGCGAAAACGCTGGTTCGTTAACAATTATATGAATAAGATTCAATTAGCTAAGCTAAAAGAAGTAGTTGATCAGCAATTAGAATTAAGATGCATCAACGTTGAAACTAAATTGGAGATTAAAGAAGGACCTAACGTAGGAAAGAAAATCGTGGTCTCATCTAATAATTTTCAAACAATTCCTGTTATTCATTCCAACTTAAGCATCTGTGACTTTGGTGGTTCTATCGCCCAAGATGAAAAGCATAAGGATGTTACCAATATCTGGTTATCTATCCACGTGCAATACGAAGGCAACGGAACTAAATTATTCGACATTGTAGCATTCACCCGTGATGACTATCCTGATGAGCTTCTCATTAAGAATATATCCCACGGTAGCAAACTTTAGTATTTTCTTAGATAATATCAGTCGTCCAGCGTAGATTGATATTATCAATAGAGAATAGTAACGATATTCTTTGTTCTTTGTTAAAAACGGCATCACAGTTACGATATGTAGACGTTTAAATCATCTCGATGATATATTATACGTTCATATTTGTACAAATATACACAAATGTTGTGTCTGATAATACTTTGATTGACGGATGTGCCAGGTCAGAAACGTATTCTGGAATGATGATGATAAATGATGATGATAAATGATAATGTTAAATAATATATATTATGAAACGTAATATTCTGGAACGTGATAAAGATGAAACGATGTAGTTAACAATGTACCGAAAGCTAATACACAGATTTTTTTCGAATGATCTAACGTTGTATTCTTTCTCTTTGGATATCCTATACTAATACAAGAGAATTTGTATTCTCATTCCGCCCGTGAGACTCGAATCTGAATTGGTTACTCTAGCTGGGAGGTAAGATATTTGATTGTGTATCTTATCTCCTCAACTAGAATAACTAATTAGCGAGTATCCTGGTTCGTTCACAATTAAATGTTTGAAAAAATGTATACTTATACTATTACTTATCGTAATGAAATAGAAACTAGTGTTAGGGCTCCATCGCCCGAGGAAGCTTTAAAGAAAGCTATGGATTCAGAAAAATGGAGATTTATTGTAGAAGGACATAAAGAGTTCTACGAGGTATATGATAAAAAAGGATTTAGGGTTATTCCTACCGATTAGTTTATCATAGATTAGTTCATAATCCCAGGATGTTATGGACTAATCAATTGAGTAACTAACTCAACGAAATACTCCGGTTCGTTCATAATTATGAGAACAATATCGTTTATAGCAATATTAATGTTTGGTGAAATATTAGCTAAACATTGGGAAGTATGGACAGACGTTAGTCATCCCGTACTTTTCTTTATAGGTTTAACATTTTCTACATTTTTCTTTATGTATTTAGACTATACTGAAATTAATAACGATTAGTCTTTCATAGATGCTTTCATTCCGCGGAGAGAATGGAAGTATCAATTGAATAACTAATAAGAGTGGTTCGGCGCACTTTCACAATTATGAAATCAAAAGAATTAGAAATAGTTGATGTATTCTCATCTAAATATTATCAAAACGATATTGACTTCAAAGAAGATGAAGATAAGGAAAATTATTATTCACACGACTTCTGGACAGACTGTGATTATATACTTAAAAAGGATGAGAAGTATGATATTGAAGCAGTGTGTATAGATAATGAAATCATTCTTCGTAATGATGATGATGTAAGTAAATTATCAAAGGACGATATTAAAAGAATTGAGATATTTTATGCAGAACCATTTGAAGCTTTAGAAGATTTCGAGGAATTATCTACTTGGCCAAACGATATTGATAAAAGTGAAAAACAAATGAGATCTGCATCCTTATCAATTAGATATCGTGGTGGTCAAGGTTATCATTACGGATGGTGGATTCTAAAGGTTTAGCTCCTGACTTAGTATATTAATCTCCGCCGAAATTAATATGCTAAGATGAGTAGCTAACAAAGGTACTCAGTTATCAATAGGTATCAATGTATGTACTATACAAATATATACAAATATGGTATAATATAACTAAGGTGAGACTAGCACTTTTAAATATATGTCAAATAATAATAATGTTAAAATTGTTGTAAAATCTTTAAAAACAAGAGATGAAGCTTATTATCAAGAAAAGTTTGCAATATACTTCGTAGGTGAATTAGAAAGATTAGTTGTAAATTGTGAAAAGGCAGTAGATGGCTGGAATTTAAGCAATGAAGCATTACGAGAAGTTATTAAACAAACGTTTATTCTTTTAGGTAAAAAGAATTAGCTTCTGACTTAGTTATTAACTAACTAGTCTAGTTGATATCTAAGATGAGTAGCTAAATAGTGCTACTGGCCGGCACCTTAAAAATATGAATAAAAAGCAAATGTCTGCTAAAGCAGGCGAGATCTTACAAATGTTTGAAGATAAAGATTATGCATCCGATGCTTTTAGAAAACAAATGTTTGAAGTAAATGTCAAGCGTTATGGGATGGACAACGATTGGGATTTAACTGATATTATGAAAAGAATGAAAATTCCATCTGTTTACCGAGGTAGAATTAAAGAGAAATTCAATACAGACGATAATGAAAGTAGATTGTACGAATGGTTCCTTGAACATAATTGTAACTACCTAACTGAGTTATTCGAGACTGGTAGTTCTATAATAAACTCGGATAGAGGTTGGTGGGAGAAAGAGGTTATGCCGAGAATTAAAGCAAACAAATCTACTGGATATCCATATCTCGATAATATAAAGACTAAAGCAGGTAAATTGAAAGAACTTGAAAAATGGATCGTTCAACAAGAAAATGAATTGTACGTATTCTCTTTAATTGGTGAAGATTATGGATTTGATGGGAGAATGGGTGGTCACTTCGTCTTTGATGTAGAATTACCTGGTGATATATCTGAAAGACTTGAAATAATAGCTAGTGACGATTGGCCAGCTCTAAAACAATATTATCCTGGTGAAATCACTAAACAGTCGGTATTCAAAGATGCAAAGAAAATTACGGATGCAATTGATTATCTTAAAAACTTTATCGACAAATATAATAAGGGAATATACTTCAAAGATGAAATTGAAAATTGGATTGAAGATACTATTGATGATGTCAAAAGTGAAGTTCTTTATCACAAAACTAAAAGTATTGTAAAAAAGAATAACTTTTTAAAGCAACTTGTCAATGATCTTATGGACTAAGCTCCTGACTTTGTTTATCATTATGGCCAGTAGTGGTAAACAAAGATGAGTAGCTTAATACTCAAGAAACGAGGTGATAATTATGAGAAAAAGACAAAAGAAACTAACAGTAGATCAGAAGGATAGAGGTATTATATTTTCAAGTGAATTGAAAAAGAATAACGGAGAAGGTGGTAAAATACACGAAGTTCATAAAGATGATGAAGATGGTGATGTTATAATTAAAAGATTAGAAAACGATAGTTTTTTCGATACAAGTCCTTGGGACTATAATGAAATAAGAAGTTAAACTAAAGAGAATGCTCGGCTCTTTCAAAATATATGAAAAATGAAACTAAAACTTGGGTTTGTACTAAGTGTAACCATAAAGAAGAGTGGGGTTACAAAGAATTGACAGAAAAAGGCGAACCCATTTGTTCAAAATGTGATAGTGATATAAAATTAAAATCTTCAAATAAACTAAAAGAATTCCAAGTAAGGGTTCATAAGGAATATTCTGGTGTTATAATTGTTAAAGCAACTAACAAATATGATGCGGTAGATAAAGCTGAGGATAGACTAGACAAAGTAGAATATGACGAACCCGATTATGTTTACGAAACTGAAGAGATAGGTTAACTCCTGGTATTGCTTGCTAATTACCGAGCAACTAGTAAGCAATAATGAGTAGTTAACAATAGAGCATCCGGCTGGCTCTTTAAAAATATATGAAAAAACACATAATAGAAATAGAGGAGACTTTATCTAGAGAAGTCACTATCAGTGCTGATAGTAAACAAGATGCTGTAGATAAAGTAACTGATTTATACAATAGAAAACTTGTAGTTTTAACTAATGGAGACTTTATTGATAAAGAGATTAGATATATCCGAGAGATTGGAGGTGATAAAGGATGAGTGAATTAAATACTTATGCTAAAGAAGCTAATGAAAAGATCACTGAATTTGTATCATTAGCAATTAAAGGTATTCACGAAGAATATGAAACTGGTGCTTCACATAGAAAAACTGAAACTGATATTGCAACTTTAAAGGAACTTCTAGAAATGAAAGATAAACATATTAAACAAAAACTTAACGTACGTTTATCTGATTTACTTTAAGCTTCTGACTTTAGTTATTATGTAGCCGGCATAGTAACTAAAACTGAGCAGCTTATTCACCCTGACGTTCTTCAATATCTGCTTCAGTGTAAATATCATCAAGTTCGTTTAATACACCAACACGTAGTTTACCTCCTGGATATTCATCCTTGAGTTTATTATACATATCGATCATTTGAAATACTACACGTTGATCAGTACTTTCCAATAACATTTTGAACTTTTTTAAAATTACTTCTCGAGTGATTCCGTGCTTATCGAATAGATCTGAAAGTTGCTTTTTAACTTTAGGACTATTGGCCAATCTACTAGCATTACTCCTAGCTACCTGATCGTTTTTAGCTTCAAATCCCGCTTTCAAGAACGCCGACTTTTGAGAACCTTTGCCAGTCTTCTTGTTTTCAATAAGGTTATTGATGAATTTAGTTGTTTTGTCGTTATCTTTCATAATATAAAAATGTGTGATCTAGCTGTTTACAAATATGCTTAAATATGGTATAATGGATATATAGGTGGAAGGTGGTGAATTATATGGAAAACTTAAATACAATTTTAGAGAAGATTCTAACATTAAATGTGAATGCAAACACTAATATAGATCTTCAAGATATTATAATTAAGTATGTTCTGTTTACTACAATTGGTAAAGTATTGATTGCTTTCTTTGTCACATTCACTATGTTAATGATTGTTAAAATGATAATTAATTCAGTAAACAAAGCTACACAGGCTCAATATTTACTTAAAACTGGAAAGGAATTAAAGAAATTTGTTGATTTTAATGAAAAGATAGATGAGATCTTAATGTATATGCCAAGAAACAAAACTAAAAGGAAAGGAGGTGAATAAAAATGGGAACTTACGAAACTAAAGCGGTTGAAGAAAATAAACAATCGTTAAAGGATAGTATTATACATGACATTAAAGAATCTTTAAATTCAATGGATGACATTGGACATAAAATTCTTAAGCTTAACAAAGATATTGTTGTATATAAAGAGACGATTGAACAGCTTGAAAAGGTAGATAATTGGAATAAGTTTAATAAGGTATTGAAAGCTAGACGAGATAAACTCGATTTTTAATTCTCCTATTAGCTTATTAGTTTAACTAGTAAGCTGGATGAAGGATTAAAACAAAGTCAAACTTATTTTAATAAAAACTACACTTATGTTTTAATTCTACAATAATGACCAGCGCGGGGTGTCGGTACACAACGGTTTTATTTCTAGTAATGATCTCGAATCTTGGGCTGGTCTTTCCTTAATATTTCTTAATTAGCTGAGACATAACATTATTGACCATTGGTCAAGGACCTAACACTTCTGGTTCTGTCTCAGCTTTAGCGTGTGTGTATAACACTACACCCTGGATATTGAACCTCTATCATGTTACGTCCTAGCTAATTAAGAATTTTTTTTTTTTGGAAAGTTCTCTATATATACTTTCTTTTTTACTTAGTATTATTAACTTAGTATTATTAACTTAGTATTATTACGTTCATATTATGAACAACCCCGTTCATATTATGAACAACCCCGTTCATATTATGAACTTCTTTCTTTAAGTAGTTTTGTAATAAAAAAAAAGAAAGGTGCATTTAAACACTTTTCTTCTGATTGCTCCAGTCTTCCTTTTTAGTATAATCCTTCCATTCCGTACGATCTAACAAATAATATATATGTCGATCACCACCAGAACTACTCTTTACTTTCTCTACACTAATGACATGCCACTCTAAAAGATTTTTTACTCCCTTTGATATTGTACCTAACGATACATCCAATTCTTTAGCCAGATGTCTCATAGAGGGAAATGCTTCGCCAGATCTTTCATGCCGGCAAAGAGCCATATAGACTACCTGACCTTGCCATCCTACCTTTTTAGCATACCCATTAAGGAATTCATTATCTAAATAGAATCGGCTATTTGTTCTTTTGTCTCGTACAATATAGTTGTTCATGTTAGTTTTATTATATTACATTTTGAGATATTTGTAAACAGTTTACAAGAAACGATGCTCTTAGCTGTTTACAAATGTTTCTAAATATGATATAATGGATATAAGGTCGAGTTAACAATAAACATTAATTAAAAAATACTCTCATGGGAAATTCAGAACTTAAAATCTTAGTAGGTAGATTCGGATCAGATCCGGTCCACATAGATGTATCAAATGGTGCATCATCTACAGTTTCTAAAGTATTAGCAGCTGCAGATATTAAATTGTCATCTACTGAAAAAGTTTGGATTAATGGTGAACGTGCCCTTCGTGGTGCCACCGTTAAGAGAGGCGATATAGTATGCGTAGTAAGTCCAAAAGAAGCATCAAATTAAATATCGGCTTTTCTCGTTGGTTAGATTTATACATTACAAATAGACTTTCTGATGTATTACACGATATTAAAAGTCTAACCAACGAGAATAAACTTTTAATTATGAGAATCAAAGAATGTGATAAAATTTTAAATAGAAAAAAAATAACAAAAACGATATCACTAAATCAAAAAAGCATAAAACAAGGTATCAATTACAGACTTGCACAAAATAGATTAGAAAAAAGAAAATTTAAAAATTCTGTTAAAAGGATACAATCAGAAGAAACTGCTGAATTATATAAAACTATTTTAAGACATAAATCAATAAACAGTATAGTAGTAGATGGTGATGCATTAAGGATATCTACCATATTTTTAAAAAATAATACAGGAGGTGTAATGGGTAGATATGATATACAAATATATAATTGTCATCAAACATATCGAATTTATAATTTAGATTATAAAGTTAACGATCAATACGATCATTACAATGTAGATTATGGAAATCCTTGTTTAGGTGATATGAAACGAGTTTTATATAAATATGAAGATTCAGCCAATTTAAGATTAGTAATAGATGGTTTAATTTACTTTTTAATAGATACATATGCACCACATGATAGTTATATGTCAAAAACAGATTGGTCTAGATATAAGAAAAAAATAACATGATAGAAATTAAAATTACAAATAAAGCATATCTTAAATTAACGTATTATATACAGGAATGTGATACTGAAATTTCGGGATTGGGTAAAGTTCGTGAAAAAGTAGAACTTGTAGATATTGAAGTATCTGAAATGGGTTATGGAAATATTGAAATATCAAAAGTTAAACAAGAAGAAAAACGATATTTAGAAATTTATGATATAGAATTGTTTCCTCAACAAGTTAGTAGTTCTCACTCTGATTTAGATGAAGAATCATTAGCTAAATTTTTAACAAACAAATTAAGAAATAGTAAACCAGTAGAAGATTATAAAGTATGGTGGCATTCTCATGTAGATATGGTTGCTAGTTTTAGTGCAGGTGATGAACATACTATTGAGAATTCTACTGAATTTCCATATTTACTTTCAATTGTATCAAATAAACAAGGTGACATGGAAACTAGAATAGATTTATATAAACCATTTAGACATACAATACCCGATGGTGATATAAATGTAATCATTGAAAAAAGAGAAGATACTAAAATTAAAAAATCATGCCAAAATCAAATCAAACAAAAAGTAAGATCATAGACTACAAAAGACAGGTAGATATATTTGATCCAACCAAGCATAATGATTATATTACTATAGTTGGTCTTGGTAATGTAGGTTCACATTCTGCAGTAACTTTAGCAAAGATGGGAATTAGAGGATTTATCTTATATGATTTTGATAAAATAGAAAATCATAATTTATCCAGCCAGTCTTATACTGCAAAGGATATTGGAAAAAATAAAGCAATTGCATTAGCCCGTAAAATAAAAGAAATCAATCCAGAAGCATTAGTCTTAGGAAATGATACTCGTTTTAGTGGTTGTACAATGGATTCATTGAGTAAAATATTGATAGTATCAGTTGACACAATGAAAGAACGAAAAACGATTTGTGAAAACATGATAAACAACAAAGTTACTCCTAAACTAATTATAGATTCAAGAGTTGGTGGTTCTCAATTAGAATTATATACTTGTAACACAATAGAAGAATGGAAAAAGACATTTACAGATAATCCTTCAACAGATCCTTGTGGTGGTAGATTTATATGTTATGTGTCAGTTATTGTAGGTGCTTTAATTACTAATCAAATTAGAAAATTTTTAAAACAAGAAAAATATCAAAAATCGATTATGTTAGATGTTAATTCATTACAAGTAGCAACTAATTTTGAATGGTAATATGAAACAACATAGAGAAATAATTAAAAAACTATTAAATAATGTTATTCTTCCAGAAGAAGTTTCTAAAGAAGAGTTTAAACGAGTTACTAATTATTTATTAACAATAGGTTGGTTTGATGAATATATTAAATTGAGATTTAAGAAATATTTAAAAGATAATTGGTATGAACTTGTAGACGAGGCTGAACAATCTACTGGTGAAAGCTATACAGGTAGAGAACCTTTGTTGGATAGAGAAACTATAATTGAAATAGCTAAAGAAAAATATAAGGAAATAAATACATGATTAAAAAAATTATAGGCTATATAATATTATCATCCCCACTTATAACTATATTTGTTGTTGGCTTTTATAGCATAGGTTGGGTAGTATTTACTATACCATTCGTAATAGTGTTTGTATTATCTTTAATGTATTTAGGTTTTATTTTAATAGAAAATTAATAAATATATAACGAAAGGAAATAATAATGTTAAAAATGTTACGAATTTTATATATAATTCCAATTTCATTAACGATTACAGCATTGGTGTGGGTTTATAGATATGTGTGGTTTTCCATAAATACCGTACCTTATGCGAGAATAGGTATTCTCTTCTGTGCTACAGTGCTTACATGTATTGTTTTTATGATTGAAGGAGAAATTGATGAAAAGGAACAAAAGTCGATTAATCGAATTAAATCAAATAAATACTAATTATGTCAAAAATATGTACAAGATGTGATAAACGTAAATTCGATAGTGAATTTGCCACATGTAAAAAAAATGAAGATGGAAAACAATATTGGTGTAAAGATTGTCATGCTAAAATAAGACAAGCCAGATCTGCATTACAAATGATTACATGTGACACTAAAACATGTGTTAAATGTGATGAAACAAAACTAATCTCCGAATTTGGAGTCAATAATCGAAATAGCGATAAATTGCATAATTTTTGTAAAGAATGTAACAATAGAATAGCTCGAATATATAGACAAAAAAGAATAGAAAAAGTATCAATTTGTTGTGATAGTTGCAAACATTACGTACCAATAACTGATAGTTGTATGCAAGATAATAGATCTTGGTTTCGTAAATTGTTAAATTATTAAGATAAATATATGAATAAAAAGAAAATTGAAATAGAAAATGAAATTGAAGTTATAGAAAAAAAGATTATTGGAATATTAAGAAATGTAGATACTGACGAAGATACTATAAGAGATATTATAGATGAAATAACAGATTTGAAAGAGTTTTTAATTGAAACAATTAATCGCTCATATACAAATAAACATATGAAAACACAAGACAATTTAAAACTTATTAAAAATAGTATTAAAGAATTAAAAAGCATGTCCGGAGATCCTGAAATAGCTCATTCTTTTGAAGATGATTTATATAAATCCGTATTGAAGGATATATCTAATGGTGCTAAAGATGCAGATAAACTTGCTAAAGAAGTATTGAAAGCAAGTAAAGTAAATTTTGAGAGATATTGTGCTTAAACTAATTACCTAATTAAAAGATAAACATATGAAAAATATAATTAAATTTTTATTTAAAAATAGAGAAACAAATGTAATTTGGATGACTGGTATTTATCTTTTTGGTGTTGGTGTTGGAATGGAAAATAATTTATTGATGTTTGTTTCTTTATTTGTACCAACTTTGTCTTGAATTTTAGAACCATTAATATATAACAAAAAATAAACATATGAATAAATATATAAAAGATTATTTTTTAATATTTGGTAACGATCCAAATGATAGAGATTATTGGAATAGAGATTATGTAGAATTGTGGCAAATCATTGGTGGTATAGTTTTCTTACCAATATTCGCTATTGGATGGTTATTAATGAAAATATTCTGTATAAAAATAAAATAAATAAATGAAAGAACATATTAAACCTTGCAATTGTAAAACTTGTGTAGATGCTAAAAACGAAGCTCTTAAGAAAGAAAAAGAAAGACAATTTGATATGATAATGCGTTGCTTACCAAAAGATGCAGAAAATATATCAACACTTACACCAGATCAAGCTATAAGATTAATCAAATGTTTCATTAAAAAGAATCCTTGGAATTAATAAATTAATAATATGAATAAAGAACATATATATTTGTGTGCATTTTCAATAGTAACGATTACAACACTTTTGCTTTTATATTATTGCATGGTGTATTCTTTACTTATGATGAATTCGTTTATATATTAAGTTTACACATTCATTGAAATGTGGTATAATTGTAAATATAAACCAGAGTCGACGAATTGGTAAGTCCCTTGGTTTTGATCCAAGTGGTTGTGGGTTCGAGTCCTACCTCTGGTACATGGGATTTTTAAAAGAAATATTCAATGATGTAGTTGATATAGCTTCTGTACCAGTTAAGGTGGCAGCTAAAGTAACTGACGATGTTATGGAGTCAGATATAGAAGACTATGTTGATGAATTAAAAGACACTATTAAATGTGAAGATGAAGAATAAGCCGGAGTGATGGAATTGGCATACATGAGTGATTTAAGCTCACTATTTTACAGGTTCGAATCCTGTCTTCGGTACAAATATACCTCTATATTTCAACGGATAGAATAATGGTCTTCGAAACCATAGATAGAAGTTCGAATCTTCTTAGGGGTACCATGAACATAAAAAAACAATTAGAGAAAGATAAACAAGAAACTGATAAACTTATTAGAAAATCAATAGGACATATTGAATATATGAAAGGATATTATGCTGGCTGGAAAGAAAGAAATCATATTGAAAATTTATCAAAAGAAGAAAAATTATCATGGGCAAGAAAAACATTATTTAAATTAGCATATTCAAAAAAAACTAAACTATGAACATAAAATTATTTATAGAAATCATATTAAGTGTATTTGGTACAGTATTAACCGTCCTATCTATAGTTGATAGGGGTAGTGGTACCATTTATAGAATGTATGCATTTATTATTGGTGTCATAATGTTAGCCGCTTCAATTGCTATAATACTCAATTAAGCTGGAGTGATGTAATTGGCAAACATCGGTAGCTCAAAACTATTGTTTTACAAGTTCGAATCTTGTCTCCAGTACTATGATAAATTTAAAAGATTATCAAATGGAATTAAAATTTTTATTAGCAATATTGTTAGTAATTACCTTTCCTATTTGGATTTTTCCAATATTATTATTTGTATTAGTAATGGTAATATACGAACAATTATAAGCCGCGGTAATCCAATCGGTAGAGATGCTAGTTTTAGAAACTAGATGTTAGAGGTTCGACTCCTCTTCGCGGTACGAGGATATAGCTTAATGGTTAAGCAGCTCCCTCTTAAGGAGAAGATTGAAAGTTCGAGTCTTTCTATCCTCACATGAATGAAGAAAGTAAAAATAAAATCAAACGATCAATCACTATTATTATGAGGATATTGATAATCGAGGACAATCACTACATGGTAAGTAAAATAATATCAGCCCTTCCTGATAGATTTCCAGAGCATGTAGATCTAATTACTGTAGTTCCAGAATTAACTCAAGCAAATGATCTTTTTGAACATAACGATTATCATTGGAATTTGTTATTGATAGATCACGATCTTCCTGGTGGTGGTAACGGAACTTGGTTTCTAAAGAATTATAAAGATAGATTCAATTACATTATAGCCATTTCATCAATTCCAGAAAACAATAAACGATTGATGGAAAATGGAGCACATGATCAAGTTCTTAAAATGGAAAAAGGATTTGAAAAGATTATAATTAAAAAAATAAAACAATATGAAAAAAAATTGTAAGAATTGTAAATATTGGAAAGATGCACAATATAAAGATGAAAGAGAATGTTATTGTCATCCGCCACAACTAATTGATACAGGAGATGGTCATAAATCATGGAAACCAACAAGAGTTACATCTAAGAAAGATGATTGGTGTGGTCAGTTTAAATTTGGTTTGGTTAGTTCAAATATAAAATAATTGAATCAAACAAGATTGGGAATATAACTCAGTTGGTCAGAGTAGTGGGTTTTTAACCTATTAGTCGTTGGTTCGAATCCAACTATTCCCACATGAATAAACTAAAAGAAGTTTTAAAAAAACCAAACGATCAATTGATAGCATTTGATTTAGATGGGACATTGTGTAAAGGTGAATTTTGGGGTCAAGGAGAACCTGAACCAATTCCGGAAATGATTAAATTAGTTTGGAAATTATATAAAAATGGTGCACATATTGTTATTTTTACAGCTAGAAATGTTAGACATACAAGTGCAACATATGCTTGGTTGGATAAATATAAAGTACCTTATCATGGATTGATGATGAATAGAAAGCCTGGTGCCGATTTATATGTAGATGATAAAACAATTCGACCAGATGAATTTATGAAAATATTAAAATGAAAAAAGTAATATCAACAGAACAAATACCAATTAAACTTTGGTTAGAAAATATAGAAAACAATACATTAGAACAAGCTAAAAACTTGGCTAACTTACCATTTGCTTTTAAACATATAGCTATAATGCCAGATAGTCATTTTGGTTATGGTATGCCTATCGGTGGTGTTTTAGCCACTAAAGGTTTTGTGATTCCTAATGCTGTTGGTGTAGATATTGGTTGTGGAATGTGTGCAGTTAAAACTTCTTTAACAGAGATTGATAATGAAA